TACCTTACAAATTCAATAAGGAAAATCCTTTCATTGAATTGTTATTTCACTACAACATTAACAACAAAACTTATTTGAGTCCAGCTTCTTTTGGAAGACCTGACCCAATTTTAGAGTTCGCAGAAAAGCTTAAGAAATTAGGTGATACTGAGAATTGGAAAGCGGGTAAGAAAATGGAGCCTAAATTAAGAACTTTCGCACCTGTGGTAATCAGAGGTCAAGAAAACGAAGGTACTAAATTTTGGGGATTTGGTAAGACTGTGTATCAAGAAATCTTAGCTATTGTAGCTGATCCTGATTACGGCGATATTACCGATGAAAAAAATGGTAGAGATATTGTTATTGAAATTGTAGAGGAAGCAGGTAAAACATATCCTGAAACTCGAATCAGAGTAAAACCAAATGTATCATTATTACATGACAACGCTGCAACGGCGACTAAATTGTTAGAGGACCAAACTGATATTACTGAAATCTATTCAGAATTATCTTATGCAGAATTAAAGACTGTGTTAGAGAATTGGTTGAATCCAACGGCGGCAGTTGAAGAAGAAAATCCAACTCCTTCCGTAACTCAACAAACATTAGCTCCTCAACCAAAGAAAGTTGAAGAACAATTGACTGAAATTCCAGGTGTAGGTATTGGTTCATTACCAAACGATTTACCTTGGGATGATGAGACAGCAGCACCAGCACCAAAAGTGGATGTGGCAGCAGCATTTGATGACTTATTTAACTCATAATTTTTATGGCAAAAGTAGACTTAGCAAATCAAATTGCCGATAGTCTTAACAAAAAGTGGAAAGACCAAAAGGTAGCTTTCTTCTTAGATGATGATTCCGATGGAGCCCCAACCAATGTACCAGGTTGGGTTTCCACTGGAACAGCAATGTTAGACGTAGCAATTTCGAACAGACCTTATGGGGGATTACCCGTAGGAAGAATTACCGAAATCACCGGTTTAGAACAAAGTGGTAAATCACTTTTAGCAGCACACGTGTTAGCTGAAACACAAAGACAAGGTGGAGTAGCAGTATTAATTGATACTGAGACAGCGGTAAGTAGAGAATTCTTTGATGCAATTGGAGTAGATGTTTCTAAACTATTATACGTTTCAGTAGATACAGTTGAGGATATTTTTGAAACAATTGATACAATCATTGAGCAAGTTCGTAAAGGTGATAAGGATAGATTAGTTACAATCGTAGTCGATTCAGTAGCAGCGGCATCAACTAAAAAGGAGATGGATGCTGATTATGATAAAGATGGTTACGCAACTGATAAGGCAATTATCATTTCAAAAGCAATGAGAAAGATTACAAATGTAATTGGTAGACAAAAAATCTCCGTTGTATTTACTAATCAACTTAGGCAGAAATTAGGTGTGATGTTTGGTGACCCTTGGACTACATCGGGTGGTAAAGCATTAGCATTCCACGCTTCGATTCGTATTCGTTTAAAGAATATGGGACAGATTAAAAGTGGTGAAAGAATCATTGGTATCAAAGTAAGAGCACAGGTTATTAAGAATAGATTAGGACCACCATTACGTTCAGCAGATTTTGATATTTTCTTTGATAGAGGTATTGATAATTTTGGTGGATGGTTAAAGGTGATGAAAGATAACAAATTAGTTAAGCAAGGTGGTGCATGGTACGAATATGTAGACACTGAAACTGGTGAAGTTATTAAATTTCAATCTAAAGATTTCATTCAGATGATGGGAGTTAAAGATGAATTGAGAGACCAAATTTATAGAAAGATTTGTGAATCAACAATCTTACAATATAAAAAAGAAGGAATCGATCCGGATGAAATTACATATGATAACGGAGGGCAAGAGCCTGAACCCGATATCGAAACAGAATAAAGGTTTATGAACGAAACATATAAGAAGTTACTAAACGAAGTAGAAAAAGACTATCAGCAATTAGGAAAAGAAAAAGTATTAATTGTTGATGGTCTTAATACTTTTATACGAAGCTGGACAGTAAATCCTACAATGGATGACAACGGAGACCACATTGGCGGCATAGTAGGTACATTAAAAGGTATTGGATATGCTATCAGAGAATATAATGCAACTCGTTGTATAATTGTATTCGATGGTAAGGGTGGGTCTAAAAGTAGAAAAGATTTATATAGTGGTTACAAAGAGAATAGAGGTAACAATCGATTTAGAGTGAATAGAGCCTACGCAGATTTGATGAACAAAGAAGAAGAAGGTGTATCTATGAAACGACAAATGATTGGATTAATTGAACTCTTAGAGTATCTACCTGTTGAAATTATGTTATATGATAACATTGAAGCAGATGATGTTATGGGCTATATTGCCTCACAATTATTAAAAGAGGAAGAAAGTGCGGTCATAATGAGTGCAGATAAAGACTTCCTACAATTAGTAAATGATAAAGTTAAAGTATATTCTCCGACTAAAAAGAAGTTATATGATAAAGAATTGGTTATTACTGAGTATGGCGTACATCCTGCAAATTTTATGGTCTATCGCACTCTTGATGGTGATAAGTCCGATAACATTGATGGTATTGCTGGTTGTGGTCTTAAAACTATCATTAAGAGGTTTCCTGAGATTGTTGATTCGAAAGAAATTACAATTGATGCTATGTTTGAGTTGTGTGAAGAACGAAAAGCACAAAACGGAATCTACGAAAAGATATTAAATCAAAAAAAGTTAGTTGAAAGAAACTATAAGTTGATGCAATTATTCGATCCAGAAATTCCAACAAACAAAAAGATAACAATTAACGATAAATATTTGGATAATTCAGCAAAATTGGATAAATTAGGATTCATAAAGAAAGCAATGGGAATGAAAGTTATTAATTCATTTGGTGATGTTAATAGCTGGATTCAAACTACTTTCGCAAAATTACATAAATAACAATTAAAAACAAACACGGAGGAAACAACCTATGAAGTGTCTTAAAAGCAACAAAACCGGAAACATTATTAGAGTAAGTGATAAAGATGCTTACAACGCAACGAGTGAATGGAAATTTATTCCTAAATCGGAGTGGAAAGAATACAAAAATCCTAAGAAAGAAACAAAAGAAAAAGAAAGTAAATAATGAACGCAGTAGATACATTAGAAAAATTTGGAGAATCATACCAATCTAAAGTCATAGCTGCACTATTATCAGATTTACCTTTTCTTAATCAAGTTGCTGAAATTACAAACAAAGATTATTTTGAGAGTGAGCAAGATAAGTGGATTGTAGAATCGATATTAGATTATCAAGCAAAACAATTCGCCGCACCAACATTAGACGTATTCAAAGTTAAGTTGGCATCATTGGGAACTGATACTCAAAAGAAACAAATCATAGAAAGAATAAAACAAATCTATGATGTATTCGGCAGTGAAGATATGGATTTTGTTAAAAAAGAATTCATTAAGTTCTCAAAGTTTCAGAAGTTAAAAGCCGCAATATTTCAATCAGTAGACCTAATCAAATCCGAAAAGAGTTGGGATGAAATAGGAGTTGTAGTTCAGAACGCATTAAAAGCGGGAATGGAAAACAATTTAGGGCATGATTACTATAAGGATATTGCGATGAGGATGGAAGAAACTAAAAGAAATTCAGTACCTACTGGATGGAAACCTATCAATGATTTAATGGATGGAGGATTAGGACCAGGTGAATTAGGAGTAATTGTAGCACCGAGTGGAGTTGGTAAGACTTGGGTATTGTGTAAGATAGCAGCTGATGCCGTAAGAAAAGGTTACAATGTAATGCATTATACACTAGAATTATCAGAAATCTATGCAGGTACGAGATACGATACTATTATGACTGGGATTCCATCTAACGAATTGAAAGATAGAAAAGAAGAAGTAGTAGCAAAACTTAAAAACCACAAAGCAAATTTGATGGTTAAGTATTATCCACCGAGAGGAGCAAGTGTTAAAACAATTAAAGCACATTTAGATAAGTACAAAGGATTTGGATTCAAACCGGATTTAATTATCATTGATTATGCAGATTTGTTAAAGCCCGTAAACAAACGAGATAGTACCTATGCAGAATTAGGTGGGGTGTATGAAGAAATCAGAGGCTTGAGTGGTGAGTTGGGTGTTCCAATTTGGACAGCATCACAAACCAATCGTTCAGCAATTGATTTTGAAGTTATACAAGCTGATTCAATTGCAGATTCTTATGCAAAAGTAATGACATCAGATTTCATTATGAGTGTAAGTAGAAAAGCAAAAGATAAATTAAGTAATACTGCACGATTCCATGTTATGAAAAATAGATTTGGAGCAGATGGTTTAACCTTCCCGGCTAAAATGGACACAATGATTGGACAGATAGATGTATTTGAACCAACATCAGCAGATGGAGTGATGACACAAAAAGAATCTAACAATGGTGGTAACTTAGAAAAGAAACTTTTACATAAAAAATATATAGAAAATATGGGTTAATAAATATATAACTTGTGGAAAAAAAACTTAAAAAAAGTGGGTTATTTTCTTTCAAAAGTCGTATCTATATATGAATATACTAATAGTTATTGGTACATTTCACACTTTTTAAGAAAAAAGTTTTATTTACTAACCTCAAAAAATTACACAAAAAGAATGGACATTTCACAAAGGATTCTCTCAGACATTACAATTTATATGAAATATGCAAAATTTCAACCTGAATTAAAAAGAAGAGAGACATGGGAAGAATTAGTTACGAGAAATATGAATATGCATATTAAGACGTATCCTAAATTAGAAGCAGAAATTAGAGAGAATTACAAATTTGTTTATGACAAAAAAGTTTTACCATCAATGCGTTCAATGCAGTTTGCAGGTAAACCAATTGAAATCAGTCCAAATAGAATTTACAATTGTGCATTCGCACCGATTGATGACTGGAGAATATTTTCAGAAATTATGTTCTTACTTTTGGGCGGAACAGGTGTAGGATATTCAGTTCAACAACATCATGTAGAAGCATTACCTGAAATTAGAAAACCAAACGCAGACAAGACTCGTAGATTTCTTATTGGAGATTCTATTGAAGGATGGGCAGATAGTATTTCGGTATTAGTAAAATCATATTTCTTTGGTGGCTCAAAACCATTATTTGATTTTAGAGATATTAGAGCAAAGGGTGCACGTTTAATTACAAGTGGTGGTAAAGCACCAGGTCCTCAACCCTTAAAAGAATGCTTGATTAAAATTGAAGGTATATTAGATGCTAAAAAAGATGGTGATAAGTTAAAACCAATTGAAGTACACGATATGGTTTGTCATATTGCTGATGCAGTATTAGCAGGTGGTATTCGTAGAGCAGCATTAATATGTTTGTTCTCAGCACCTGATGAACAAATGATTAGTTGTAAGAGTGGAGCGTGGTGGGAAAATAATCCACAAAGAGGTAGAGCAAATAACTCTGCGGTATTAATGAGACACAAAATTACAAAAGAATATTTTTTAGAACTTTGGAAAAGAATTGAAGCAAGTGGAGCAGGTGAACCTGGTATCTACTTATCAAACGATAAAGATTGGGGAACTAATCCTTGTTGTGAGATTGCTTTAAGACCTTTTCAATTCTGTAACTTGTGTGAAGTAAATGTAAGTGATGTAATAGACCAGGATGATTTGAATACAAGAGTAAGAACAGCATCATTTATTGGAACATTGCAAGCTGGATATACGGATTTCCATTATCTAAGACCTATTTGGCAAAGAACAACCGAAAAGGATGCGCTTATTGGTGTATCTATGACAGGTATTGGAAGTGGTGCAGTTCTAAAATTAGATATGAAAGCCGCAGCTAAAATTGTGAAAGAAGAAAATAGAAAAGTAGCAGAGTTATTAGGAATTAATATTTCAGCTAGAACTACAACAGTTAAACCAGCAGGAACAACCTCTTTAGCATTAGGAACAAGTAGTGGTATTCACGCTTGGCATAATGACTACTATATTCGTAGAGTAAGAGTAGGTAAGAATGAATCAATGTATTCTCATTTGGTGTTAAACCATCCTGATTTAGTAGAAGATGAATATTTTAGACCACATGATACAGCAGTAATTGGTATTCCACAAAAAGCACCTGAAACTGCAATCTTTAGAACGGAATCTCCTATTCAATTATTAGAGAGAGTTAAGAAAGTACATAGTGAGTGGGTTAAACCTGGACATAGAAGTGGTTCAAATTCTCATAATGTTTCTGCAACGATATCTATAAGAGAGCACGAATGGAAGGCAGTTGGAGAATGGATGTGGGAAAACAAAGAATTCTATAATGGACTTTCAGTATTACCTTACGATGGTGGAACTTATATTCAAGCACCATTTGAAGATTGTACGAAAGAAAGGTATGAAGAATTAATGCAAACTCTAAGTGATGTAGATTTATCAAAGGTTATTGAGTTGGAAGACAATACAGACCTTAGTGGTGAGTTAGCATGTGCTGGGGGTGCGTGTGAAGTTAAATAAAAATGATGAAGAATTATATTATTTGGAAAATGGTAAAGTGGTTTTTACTCCTAAGTATCACATTGACAGAGGTGATTGCTGTGGGAGTGGCTGCCGCCATTGTCCTTATATTCCAACCAACATAAAAGGTAATACTAAATTAGATTCGTTATGGGAGAAAATCAATCAACAAAAAACAAAGAATTGACAGATAAAATTAAAGAAGAAAAACAAAAAGAAAAGGGACCTATAAAGTTTCAAATTCAATTAAACGAAGAACAAAAGGAAGCAAAAGATAAAATATTAAATAACGCTATAACAATTCTAAGTGGTAAAGCGGGTAGTGGTAAAACCCTATTAGCTTGTCAAATTGCATTGGATATGTTATTTAAGAAAACGGTTAGTAAGATTATTATTACAAGACCAACAGTAAGTAAAGAAGAAATTGGTTTTCTACCAGGAGACCTTAGAGAAAAAATGGAACCTTGGATGCAACCAATCTATTCAAACTTTTATCTACTTTATAATAGAGAAAAAATAGATGAGATATTAGCAAACGGACAAGTTGAAATAGTACCGG